CCGCCAAACTGAGCACCGCTCAAGACTCCGGCGCAGTGATTGCCAACATCGCTGCGCGTGATGCTCTGTACGCCAAGGTCTCGCCGTTCATTGGCGCGTTCGATCACGCCTCGATGACTGCTGATGCTCTGGCTGCTTACGCCGTCAAGAAGATCGGCCTGACTGTCGCCGCCGGTCAAGAGGTCGTGGCACTGGACGCATGGCTGCATGGCCGAACCCCTGACAGCAAGAAGCCCGCTTTCGCTGCCGACTCCGGCGCGGCTGTGGTTGACCTGAACACCCTGTGGAAGGAGTCCAAGTAATGGCTTTCCCGTCTAGCGTTATCTCCGACCTCGTGTCGGGCATCCCCGGCGAAATCGCTTTCGATACGCCTTACATCGGTGTCACTGCACTGATCAACACCACGACCGAAGCCAACAACGTCTTTGGCCGTGCTCTGACCTACCGTGACGAGGCTATCGAGTCCGTGCAGGTTGGCGGCACTGGCTTGTTCGCTGGCCTGCTGGTCAACCCCAAGGCATCGGCCATCAACTCGCTGACCGCCACCGCTGACACCGTGCTGAACGGCAAAGCTGTGGAAGCCTGCGTGCAGGGCGAAATCTACGTTCTGTTGTCGGCAGGCACTTCTGTGACCATCGGCGACGGCGTGTACTTCGTCAATGCTGACGGCACCTTGGGCGCTGGTACTGCTGGTGCTGGTCAAACCCAGATCGCCAACGCTACCGTCGTGCGTCACAACCCGTCCGCCGCCAACGCTCCGTCGCTGGCCGTGGTTCGTCTGAGCTAATTGGAGTCCGACACATGCAAGTCTCTAAGATTCATCACAGCGTGTCGGGCCGCGATCTGGCCCAGCGCAAGCCCGTGCAGATTGCAGCCGATCAGGCTGTCGCTGCGTATCAATCCCTGCCATCGCTGGGTGTGGTTGGCTTTGACCATGCCGTCACCGCCGCGATGGACTCGGCTTTGGTTGGACCTGCTGCCCGCTCCGGCGCTGCCTTGCAACAATTCCTGCAAGTGTGGCTGCCCGGTCTGGTGCGTCAGTTGACCACCGTCCGCAACATCGACCGCCTTGCCGGTATCACCGCTGCCGGTAACTGGTACGACGACACCGTGGTTCAGCGCGTGGCTACTCCGGTTGCCAAGGCTGAACTGTACGGCGACTCGTCCAACATCCCCTTGGCTTCGTATGGTCACACCTACGAAACACGCGGCATCGTGCGCTTCGAGCAGGGCTTCCAAGTCTCCATGCTTGAAGACGCCCGAGAAGCTGCTGGCGGCATCTCGATGGCTGCTGAAAAGCGTGGCGCTGCCCTGCTGTCGCTGGAAATCGCCCGCAACCGCGCAGGTTTCGTCGGCTTCGCTGGTGGTGCTGCTGGCGTGTATGGTCTGCTGAACGATCCGGGTCTGGCTTCTTACGCCACGACCGCAGGCTCCAAGACCTACAGCGCCATGACGTTCGATGAGTTGACCACCGAGATCAGCACCCGTCTGGGTTCGATCATGACCAACAGTGGTGGCAACGTGGACCAGAACTCGGCTTTCACCATCGCCATGCCAGTTGGTTACGCCACGATCATGACCAAGCCGAACACCTACGGTCAGACCCCGCTGGCTTGGCTGAACGCCAACTACCCGAACGTGCGCGTTGAGTACGCTCCCGAGTTCACCGCTGCCAACGGCGGCGCGAACGTGGCCTACTACTGGGCCGAGCGCATCGAGGACGGCAGCACCGACGGCGGTAACGCTCTGGAGCAAGTCGTCCCGGCCAAGATGTTCAACATCGGTGCCGAGCGTCGCGCCAAGGGCTATATCGAGGACTTCGGCACGGCTACGGCTGGCGTGGTCTGGAAGCGGCCTTACCTCTGCGTCCGTGTGACCGGCGTGTAAAGTGAGCGGGTGCGCGGTATGATCTGCGCACCCATTCATTTGCAAAGGATTGAAATGTCCGACTTCTACGTTTACAGCACCCTGACCGCAGGCGTGAACTATGGCACCGAGGCTGGTGCGGTTCACATCGCAGGTGGTGCCAACGTCCCCAACAAGTACATGCTGACCAGTGCTGGCGTGGTTACCTCTGTGACCGCCGACCAACTGGAAGCCCTCAAGCGCAACCGCGTTTTCATGCTTCACCACAACAACGGCTTCATCCGTTGGGAAGCCAAGAAGCATGACGTGGAAAAGGTCGTGGTTGACATGGAGCGTGCTGACGCTTCTGCCCCCGACACCGAGGCTGATGCCGCCGAATTTGAGAAGAAGACCGGCACCAAGACCCGCACTGCCAAGAACGCGGAATAAAGCATGGCCGATCCCGTCTTCCCGCTCTCAGACTTCCGCGCAGGCTATCCGATGTTTGCCACTGTGGCCGATGCCACGGTGCAGGCAACTGCGACAAATGCGCTGTGCACGATTGGGCAAGACGGGCAATGTGACTGTGACCCGGTGATGTGGCAACTGATGGTTGCTCACCTGCTGTACTTGCAGCAACAGGCCACATCCGGCAATGGTGCGGCGGGTCCGGTCACATCGGCCAACATCGACAAGGTGAGCGTGAGCTTTGCTGCGCCGCCTTTCGGCACCAGTGCATACAAGTTCTGGCTGTTCAAGTCGCCGTTCGGCTCGCAGATTGCCGCGATGCTGGCGCGTTGCTCTGCCGGTGGCGTCTATGTTGGCGGCTTGCCTGAGCGCTCGGCGTTTCGCTCTGTAGGTGGCGTGTTTCCTGGTGGGCGGCGATGGCTAAGGTGATCCACGGTCGTGGAATCGAGCGGCTCCGCAAAGAGTTGGAGTCGATCAAGAAAGCCCGCCTTGAGGTGGGTTTCTTCGACACTGCCGTGTATCCGTCCGGCGTGCCTGTTGCCTACGTTGCTTCCGTGCATGAGTTTGGATGGGGGCCGATCCCGGCGCGTCCATTCATGCGCCCTGCGATGGCATCGAATCGTGACACATGGACTCGCAACTTTTTGAGCGGGTTCAAGGCTGTGGTCAACGGCAACGTGACCACGAAACAGGTCATGGAGCAGATGGGCATGAAGATCAGCGGGCAGATCAAGGAGGCCATCCAGTCTGTCACGTCCCCGCCGCTGCAAGACTCGACCATCGAGGCGCGGTTGAGCAAGCTGGCAAACGGCGGCAAGGGTGCACAAGGCACGATCAGTAAGCCGCTTGTCGCTACCGGGCTCATGCTCAACTCAGTTGATTACAAGGCCACTGCATGATGATCCCAGGCGTCAACCTCATGAACCTTGCTTTGTCCGTGATCGGGCAAAAGCAGGTCGTGTGGCGTCAGTTCCACGCACGCACGCAGAACGCGCTGGGCAACTGGGTAGTGCAGTACAAGCCCGATCAAATCCTGACCGGCTCATGGCAGTCTGACCCGACCGACCGAGTGAAAGAGCTTGGCTACGATTCGTCCAAGAACTACCGCCGGTTCTACGTTTCCGCGCCCGTCGATGGCGTCAACCGTGGCACGTCCCCCGACTTGCTCATCACCGATGGGCGGAAATATGAGGTCGTGAGCACGGATGATTGGTCTGTGCAGGATGGCTGGGTCGCTATCTTGTGCGTTGACATTGGACCGGACACATGAACGACAAAGCACTCCGCGCTGCCATTCGCGCAGCCCTGGTTGACTGCCTGGCTCATGCTGGCGTGACTGACCTGCCGGTGATCGCTGGCAATCAGCCAAGCGTGGCGCAAGGTCGTGAACCCCGAGCCGTGTACTTCTGGTCAGTGTCCGACACCCCGCGAGGATGGCAGGGGCGCACGCTCAAGACCAACCCGAGCACGTTCCAGCTTGAAACGGTCGAAACGCAGTTCGTTCAGACCATGTTCCAAGTCAACGTGTTCATGCCTGACGATCCCGAAGACACCACATCGGACACGGCAAAAGACCTGTGCAACCTAGTTAGGATGTTGGTTCAGTCCAACCGATTCACCGAAGCCATGACGGCTGTAGGCGTCGGCGTTCAAACGCCTTCCCCCATCCGAGCTCCGTTCTTCGTCAACGATTTCGATCAGTACGAGCAGAACCCTAGCTTTGATTTCACCGTTTCGCGTAAAATCGAAACAACTCAAGCCACCAAAGAGGCGGCTCCCACGCTGTCAATTCACCGAGTCTGAAAGGCCCACCAATGGCTATCAAAATCACCCGTTACGTGGACATCATCAGTTCGGTGTCCGGCGCTTCCAGCGTTGCCCAACGCAAGCTTGATCATCGCCGCTTTGTGGATGATCCCCGCGTGCCTGTTGGCGCGATTGTGGAGCTTGGCTCGGGTGATGCCGATGATTTCTTTGGCTCGACCTCGGCTGAGGCTGCTTTTGCCCGTCAGTATTTCGCTTACGTCAGCCCCGCCCCGGCATCGGCTCCGCGTGCGCTGCAATTCGCAGCATACGCGCCCGCTGGCCGCGCTCCCGCTGTCTTTGGTGGCACTCACGCCAGCCTGAACGACTTGACCGCGATCAGTTCCGGGTCTGTGGAGATCACCTTCGGCGCAACCACCCAGGACGTGACCGGCGTTGACCTGTCGAGCGCTGTGTCGCTGGCCGGTGTCGCCTCCGCCCTGCAAACCGCCATCCGACTGGAAACCGGCGCACAGTTCGCCACTGCCACCGTCACTTATGACG